CGACACCGTGAATCTGGTTAAGGCGATGGTCCCGGCGACGGGAATTTCACTGCCCGTCAATACGGGGATCAACTTGGCGACCACGGTGGCCTTCACTGACGCGGGAGTGGGCGCGATCGGCGTGGTGCGCGTCAAGGTGTGCTACCGAGTCCATGTGACCGGCCTGTAAGGAGGCGTGATGCAAACTGCACTCGCTTCTGCAGCACGAACCGCGTCAGGCGTCGGCTCGATCACGACCGACTTCTCGAACGCGAAAAGTGCTCAATTCTGGTTGGAGGTGACCGCCGCCGCCGCAGCGGCCACCGACCTACTCAACGTCTACATCCAGTCCTCTATTGATGGCGGAACCCTCTGGGATGACTTCGTGCATTTCACGCAAGTCCTAGGCAACGGGGGCGCAGTCAAACACCTGGCGTCCTGGGTGCGCGATGTGACTCCCGAAAGCGAGATGCACATTCAGCAGGATGCAGCCATGGCGGCTGGCGTCTTGCAGGGGCCAGTCGGTCCCATGTGGCGTGTCAAGTACGTGATCTTCGACGATGGGGGTGCCCATCAGACGTTCACGTTTAGTGTCAGTCTTCGAGCCGTGCAGTATCAGTAACCCGGTGCGTGGGGTCCGCTGGGATCCCACGCCCCACTTTGAGGGGCAGCGAGGTGGCGTATGCAGTGTGTGATTCTACGCACGTTTGGTGGTCCGGGAACACAAGAATTTCACCCGGGAGAACTCGTGGACACGGTCGCGTGGCCGAATGCGGACTTGTTGATCGGCGCACGGATGATTCGTCAGGCGACACCGGAAGAAATCGCGTCGGCGGTGGAAGTCGATGAAGCTCCATTGCCCGTCCGAATGCCGGTGAAGACAAAGGGGAAGGGGAAGCGCTAGTGGCGTTCACCTACGATCCGACCACGGACTTGGGCCGTGTCCGGTTGCTGATTGGCGACACGGACGAGGACACCCCGCAGTTCCAGGACTCAGAAATTGCCGCGCTGATGGCGATGAGCGGGGATTCGGTGGTGGCGACGGCCTCGGCGGCGTGTCTGTCGCTGGCCACGCGGTACAGCCGGTTCGCAGACAAGCAAGTCGGGGATTTGAAGGTGTCGTCGAGTCAGAGAGCGACGCAGTACTACAAGATGGCGGAACAGCACCAGGCGTCCGCCATTGTGCAAGGATACATGGTGCCGACGGCGGGGGGAGTCTACGTAGCGGATAAGGAAGCCGCCACTGCCAACTCGTCGTTGGTACAACCGTCCTTCACGACTGGGATGATGAGGAATACGTAGATGGCGTTCGAAGACGAGTTCCTGGAACTCATGCCTCACACGATTCAGGTCCAAGCCTGGACGGGGCAAACGTCTGACGGCACACAGTCGTATTCGCCCACCATCAAGTCGTATCGAGCTCGCATCGTTGGGAAGACGCTTTCGCTTCGCCGCCCCCTTGTTGAAGGGGATACCATCTTGTACGACGCCTACGTGGCGACGGGACCGGAGGCCATTGGCTTACGCGATAAGATCACCCTTCCCAACGATGCGCGATATATCAATCGCTACCCGATCCTATTCTCGGTAGGCATCTACGACGACGGCGACGGGGCGCACCACTCGAAACTGCAGTTTGGGTGGCAGTACCACCGGCAGGGACAATAGTCATGGCGATACGAGGCCTGGCGGCGGAGGTGTCCAGCATCAGCCGGATGGCTAGTTCGTTGTCTAGGCCGTTGACCAAGCGCGAATTGGTCGGGGATGAAGCCGTGATTCAGAACTTGATTCAGATCGAGGATCGTACCGTGGCGATCGCCGCGATGATGTCGGCCCGGGTCTCAAAATTGATCAAGATCGATTCAGATGAAGCCTGTCCAGAGTCGGAGCCGGGGGCGGACATGCCGACAGATGAGGGCGTAGGCCGGACGTTGATCGGGACCGGGTATCGAAAGAACCTGGGGGGGATCACGGCCGCATACACGGGCAGCACCGAATACGGCATGACGGGATTCAGTAACTGGGGGATGAAGGGACTGACCCGGATGTACCGGAACGAGTACGAAGTCGGATACGGGGCCGTGTACGCGGTGTGGGTGCATGAAGGCGTGACGAATCCCAAACATACGGGACCGATCACCTACACGAAGCCCGGATCGGGATCGCACTTCTTGTCGAACGCATTTGCCAAGTACGCGACGAAATTCCCGAAGAACCTCGAATTGGAGATTCAGTCCGCGATCCAGAACGTCGCCAAAGCCAATGTGCGGACCCGGCCCACGGCCCCTCTGGGTCTGGCGAGCCCACTTCGTCCAGGACTGCCGTTGCCCCCGAGGAAGAAATAATGAGCACCCTGGTCGAATTGGCGACTCGGTTAGCGACGAATGCCGTCATTGGCCAGATTACCAGTCCCGCGACCATTTTCCAGGGACCGATGCCGATGACTCCTGACGCGTGTGTCTCGGTGCGACGGTACGGGGGCGGGGGCGTTGAGCGAGCGATGGGGACCAGTTCGACGCCTGTAGCCGATTCGATTCACTTCCAGATTCTGGTCCGTGACGCGGCGCAGTCGGCCGGGGAAACGAAGATTGCGGCGATTCTGACGGCGTTGGACAATTACTCGGGGACGTTGGGATCGACCCGGTATCTGTTGATTTCCTTGATGTATGGGCCGGTCGATATGGGACGCGACGAAAGTAATCGATTTGTCTGGTCGTTGAATTTTCGAGCGTTGAAGGCACGATCATGAACGTGTTGCAGTTGCAATTGCTGGCTATTCGGGCGCAAGCCGCGGCTCTGATCGCGGTGATCGATGCGACGGTGACGGAGGAGGAGAAACCGACCGCGACGGTGGCCAGTTCTCCCCCAGAAGTCGTAGGAAGTGCGTTGGATGTGTCGTCGTGCGATCACCCGGCCGCGCATCGGGTATCGGCCGCGACGATGGGTAACTTGACTCGCGCGATGTGCGGAGTCTGTGGGGAGGACGTACCGGTATGACGTACCGACATGTGGGAGACGCACCGATTGGCGTCGGATCTCGCCAAGTGCAGAATGGAGAGACCTTCGACGCTGATGGGGCATCGGAGGTAATCAAGTTCTTTCTCAAGATCGGGGCGATTGAAGAAGTGGCATCCCCGCCACCTCCGCCTCCCCCGGTGTATCGGAAGACCATCACCCGCAAGATCGCGGAGGAGGACAACTAAATGGCACCGCTTGTTTTGACCAACGCCAAGATTCTTCTGGGCGGCTACAATCTCTCGGGGTACGCCAACAACGTCGCACTCAACTCGGAAATCGAGATGCTGGACGACACGGTCTTTGGCACCTCCGGCACTCGGTCCAACAAACCGGGATTGAAGAACATCACGCTGGCGGCTGGGATGTTCTGGGACACGGCGATTGACGCGATGATGTTTGCGCGTATTGGCGCGACTTCAGAAGTCACGTCCATTGCGCCGATTGGTGTAGCCGAAGGCGACACCGTCTACTTCTACAAGTCGCTCCAGGGTGCCTACCAGCCGGTCGGGGGCGGGGTTGGGGAGATCATGCGGGGCGACCTAGACGGCAAGGCCGCAGGGGTCAACCTGGTCCGAGGTTACCTGATGGCGACAGGGGCCAAGCTTGTCACGGGAACCGGGACGGGGGCCGTGTACGGCTTATGTGGGGCGGGGAAGCGGATCTTCAGTGCCCTGCATGTCACGGCCATTGGCGGGTCAGCCGTCCCGACGATCACCGGGATCATTCAGTCGGACGACAATGTCGGGTTCACCAGTGCGACCACACGGCTGACCCATACGGCGATGACCGCGATCGGCAGCAACTGGCAGCAAGCGAATGGGCCGATTGCGACGGACACGTACTGGCGGGCGTCGTGGACAATTTCTGGGACGGACCCGTCGTTGACCGTGTTCTGGTCGTTTGGGATTCTCTAACCTGGTAAATGGAGGCTGGCAATGGCGACTCTGGTATTTACGGACGCATACGTGTACATCAACAGTGTGGATCTCAGCGACCATGTCAAGCAGGTGGCCCTGACCTATGAGGCCGAGATCCTGGACAGCACCGTGATGGGAACCGATGGCACTCGGGCCAACATCCCGGGGTTGAAGAACTGGTCCCTTGAGGTGACGTTCCTTCAGGACTACGGTGCCGGGACAGTGGACGTGACGCTGTTTGCGCTGGTGGGCGCTCCGGCGTTCCCGATCTGCATCCGGCCGGTCAAGTCCTCGCTGGTCGGAACTACCAACCCGGACTTCGAAGGTAGTGCGGTCCTGGCCTCGTATCCGCCGATCACGGGCAACGTCGGCGCATTGGGTGAGTGCGCCGCGTCGTTCAAGTGCGCGTCGGCGTTGGCGCGGAACGTGACCTGATGGTACGCCGCCCCGGGAACGGGCTTAGTCGCCCGTCTCAGCGGTTTTCGGGTGGGGGGCGTGTCCCGGGATGCCCCCCGGCCCATCAATCGGCCGGTACGCCACGCTAAGCACCCTGCAGGGGGTGGGGGTTTGGCCCCGTATCGGACCACGGACCCATGGAGGGTATACGTCATGTTAAAAGCGATATCCCCGTTCACGTTGTTCGAGTCCTTCGACAAGATGCCGAATGGGATCGCCATTCGCCGTCGTACACTCCGCTACGATCTCAACTCCCTGGCTGACTTCGAACAAGAAGTCGGGATGGGGTTCGCCCAGTTGATGGCGACTCGTGCCATCTTCGCGACGGCTCGCGCGTTGCTCTGGGCTGGTCTGAAACACGAGCAACGCGGGTTGACCGTCGAGGACGTGGGCGACCTACTCGGGAAGTACATGAAAGAGGGCGGCGATCTGACAACCGCATTGCAAGCTGCATTCCAAGCCGCAGTAGAACAGGGCGCATTGGGATCTCCGGACGCGGCAATGCTGGCGGCAGCGGAGGGATCTACACCCCCAAACCCTCCCAGTCCAGCGATCAGCGCCCCGACCGCCCCGTCCGAGGACGGAAACAGCGGCAACTGACGCATCGCTGGACCGAGTGGATCACCGACAATGAGCCAGTGGCCTTCGGGCCACTGGGTCTTCGACCAAAGGAGTTCATGGCAATGACTCCGAACGAGTACCACGCTTTGTACGAGGGGTGGGTCTGGCGCACCCGTACAGACGAAGACCGTCACGCGATCTGGACGGCGGTGCTGGTCAATCACATGGGCACTCTGAAAACCGCACGGACGGCTGAACAATTGTTGGGTCGGCCGTTGACTGGACCTGCGAAAGCGAGACACTGATGCCTGCTGGAACGAGCGTCGGGGCCATTTTCGTTAGCGTGGGAGCGGACACCGCCCATCTCGCTGCCGGACTGTCGCGAGCCGAAATGATGGTGGAACGGTTCGGCTCGCGACTTTTTTTCATGGGGTCGCGCATCACGGCCGGGATCACGACGCCGATCGTGGGGCTAGGAATCGCCCTGAGCCGTATCGGCGCACAGTTCGATCAGTCCATGACGGAATCCTTGGCCATCATGGACAAGGTCACTCCGGCCCTACGGTCCCGCATGGAGCAGGTCGCAAAGGCGATTGCCGAAACCACCAAGTTTTCGTCGGATGAAGCGGCGAAGGGGTACTACCATCTGGCGTCAGCTGGGTACACGGCCCAGGAGGCCATGAAGTTGCTGCCGGTGGTCGCGCAGTTTGCGCAAGCCGGAGTGATGGATTTGGCCAAGGCGACGGAGTATCTGGCGGGCGCACAACAGGCACTCGGAATGCGGATGAAAGATCCGATCGAGAACGCCAAAGAAATGCAGCGGGTGGCCGATGTCTTGACGGCGGCGAATAACCTGGCCCTGGGCACGGTCCAGGATTTCGCCGTGGCGTTGTCGGGGAAACTGGGTCCAATGCTGCGTGTGTACCATAAGGACATTGAAGAAGGCACCGCCGTCCTGATGGCGTACGCGTCCCAGAATATCAAGGGGGCGTCGGCCAGTCAACAGGCCTTTATGGCGTATCGGGACATTGGCCGGTTTGCGATGGAGAACGCGTCGGCGTGGAAGAAGTTGGGGGTGCCGGTTTTCGACGCCATGGGGAACATGCGGAACATGGGGGCGATTGTCTCGGATCTCGACAAGAGATTCAAAGGGATGTCCGATTCGACGGTCATTGCGACGTTCGCCCAATTGGGCTTTACGCAACGGACCCGAGGCGCGTTGCAGTATTTGTTGGGTCAGGGCGAGGTCATTAAACAATACGAACAAGCTCTGCGTAGTGCGGGGGGTACCGCGGAAGAAGTCGCCAATAAACAACTGGCCTCGTTCACCAACCAGATGGCGATGCTGTGGCACACCCTTCAGAATGTCGGGATTGAACTGTTCATGGAGTTCATTCCCATTCTAAAGTCACAGGTCGTGCCGTGGCTGGAACGAGTCATTGAACGGATCCGCGAATGGTCTCGGGAGTTCCAGAAGATGACGCCCGAGCATCAGAAGTGGGTGCTGGGCTGGATTGCCGCTGCTGCCGCGATCGGGCCGGTGATTACGATCCTGGGATCCTTCACCCTGATGGCGAATGCGATCGTGGGCGCGTTCATCGGCATTCTAAATGTGGTGGTCAAGGTGGGGGGCGCGTTCAAAGCCGCCGCCCTCGCGATCATGGAATACAATGCCGCGCAGGGGGCGTTGACGTTTAGTCAAGCATTGAAAGGCATGACGGCTGCGTCCCTGGCCGCCCCGGCTGCGGGAGTCGCCGCGGTGAAGGTGGCGCAGATGGCCGGCCCCAGTACATGGGGCGGGGGGTTGGTGGCTCGATCGATTGCCGCCGCCGCGCCAGCGGCCATTCCTCTGGAACCGGTAAAGGTCGGGTTGTTACGATCCGCGATGGCGGGACTGGTCGATATCTTCGCGTCGGCGGTGTCGGTCATTCGTCCGTTCTTGACTGGATTAGGGTTATTGGGGGGATCGATTCTGGCTGTATTCTCGGTTCTACGATTGTTTGTGGATACGTGGGGTGACTGGTGGGCCATTGTCAAGGGCGCGACCGGATTCGGGTACATTATCGAAGGCGTGAAACTCTTAGGTGGGGCGTTCTCATTCTTGTTGGGAGCGGTGGAAGAAGTCACCGGCCCGATCGGGAAGATTTTCGAAGTGATCTGGAATGCGGGGGCACGAGGATTCGGCGCGATTCATGACTATGTCCAGCGAGCAGCCGAGCGATGGAAACAACACTGGATGGGGATTGACGAAAGCACCAGAAAAATTGAGACCATGGAGGACAAACTCTATGCGCTCGCTGCCAGTCCCATTCCCGCGATTCGGATTCCCGTCTTATTCTTTCTAGCGGCAAAAGAGAAGATGGGGGGCAACACGTTCGCGGATTGGCTGTGGTGGAATCTGGGGGGCGAACAAGAATCCGCTGACGAATACCAGAAAGCGCAGAACCAAGCGGCTCGGAACACCGTCGCCCTTCAACGGCAGAAAGAAACGTCTCCGAATCGGCTGATGCCGTTCCCGACGCGCCGCCCCGGAGAAGGTATCGCGTCAGGGATGGCCGAAGTCGCGGCAATACCACAAGGACTGGATAGAGCAGAACGTCAAGCAGACTTCGTCGCTCGGATGAAATCCGTCCAAGACAAGTTTCGGGAAGCTGTGGGTGGCTTTCCCGAGATGCCGGACAAGGATTCCAAAGCCTTCGAGAACATGGTCAAAGAATTCCAGGATCGTCTAGACGATGGCATCGGGAAACGGGGCAAGGCGTTGGTGGAAGCTGTCCAGAACGAGATCAACATTCTGACTAAACAAAACCAGGATGCGTTTGATCCACAATTTTCTGGGTTCCGGGAGCGCGTGTGGAAGGAGTGGAAGCCGATTCGGGAATTGATGACCCCCGAGGAAATTCAGGGGTTGGGGGGTGGGGCGCAAGCATTGGAGGTGCTGACCCAAGAATTCCAGCAGATGGATATGAACACCCAGTTCATCAAGGACGTGGGGCCGTGGTGGGGTCGGTTTGCGGATGAGATGGATGGGGCTGATCCCAAGGCCAAGGCCTTAGTTAAGTCATTTGATGAGATGGGGATCTATTCTCAACGCATGGTCGATACGCTGACCCCCGCGTGGTACGAACAGAATGAAGAAGGACTTTCGTCCCTGAACGACTACTGGCGGATGATGCCGTCTTTTATTAAGGCGGCGCGTCCAGAAGTTCAGGTCATCTTAGATGCCTTCATCGCAATGTCCAAGGGAGGAAAATTCCATACGGACGCGACGGCCAAGGCGTTCTCGGCGATGAAGGACTCGTTTACGGACACGGTGGACGGGATCAAAGGGCAGGTGACGGATCTCAGCACGTCATTAGAAGAACGATTCTCCGGTATGTTCTCATTGAAACAGTCCCTGTTCTTGACCCAGCGAATAGCAAAAGCAGCGGCGGGATACCGGAAAGTCATGATCGACATGCTGCAGAAGATGGCTGGCCTTCCGATGACGGAAGCGGGGCGTCTCCAGCAGATCGAGTTGTTGAAGCAAATTGAGCAGTATAAGGACTTCTCGGACGAGATGCTCCGCTTGATGCGGGGGGACCACCAGACCCGGTGGGCTGAACTGATCGGGTTCAACCAGCGGATGTGGAAGTACATCGGGAATCTTAGTGAAACGGAGTTTGAGAAGCTTCAGAAGAAAATCGCCAAACTTCTCATCTTTGAAAAGAAGATGAAGGAGGTCATCGGCCTGATGACTGCGGCCGGGACCATGTTCACGAACTTGGGCGCAACGAGATTGGGGAATTTCCTGACCGTCGCGGGGGCGGGGATAGAAGCGGGATTGGCGGCAGGGAAGAAAATGTCGTTGGCGCTCAGTACGGCCAAAAAAGATTGGGTCGGGTTTGCGATCGCGGTGATGGAGGGGATCTCCGCTATGACCCAGTCTCTCCAGCTCGCGACCAAGGGGGAACGTGCTCTCAGCATGGCGATGACCGGGGCGGCGATCGGTAATAGTATCGTTCCCGTATGGGGGGGACTTGTCGGGATGGGGATTGGCGCACTGTGGGGGGCGTTGAGTGATGACCCAGGGTGGGCGCAGATCACAACCTTGGTCCGAAACAGTACCGGGGTCGCCTTGTCGGAGGGGACGGCACAGGGCATCGCTGACTGGGCAAAAGCGAATGTGAATAATGACTATGCCACCGCGTACCTGATGAATCTAGACAAGGTATTGGCGGATGCCGGGGGCGTCAAATCAGACAATATCGGCATGTGGGCGGGAGAACTGATCAAACTCTTTAAGGTGTTGGATGACGGGAAAGCGTCGATTGGGGATGTGGGAAAAGTCTTTGACACGGTGTTTACGCAGATCGCGGACGCGGTGGTTGCCAGTGGGGGATTGGCGTCGGAGAAGTTCCGTGAACTCATCAAACTGGCCAAAGAATTCAAGTTAGAGTCCGCCGCCGTCGCTACGTTCCTAGCGGCGACCATGGATCGGGCCAGTACAGCGTTGAGTACGTTAATCTTGGGCGTCATGGGGAATTACACCGGGCTGGGGGACGTGCTCGCACGAGCTGAGGAAGCCCTCGCTTCCTTCCAGAAATCTATGGTGGGGAAGATTCTGACTCCGGAGGATCAAGCCCAGTTAGCCGAATATCAGAAGGCGGTCACCGATGCGCGAGCCAAACAGAACTCTGGAATTGCTGATACGAGTAAAAGTCTAGCGACCATGGGCCGGTTGATCCTGGCGACGTTCAATGGAGCCGTCGCGTCGGGATTGTCGTGGATTGTGGCCATGGAGAAGATCGGTCCCGCCCTGGACACGATTATTCAGGCCTACAAAGACTTGGGTATCCCGATTGACCAGATCGACAATGCGGCCGTGAAAGCCCTGATCCATTTCCGAGACCTAGTCAATGCGAATAAAGACTTGGTCGCGTCTATGGCGGCATTGAATGAATTAACCCAGACGTTGTCGATCTTCGGCGTCCTAGACGAATCGACCCTTCGTGACCTGGAAGAGATGGGATTGTCCATTTACGACCAGATGATAAAGGCCGGGTTCTCGGACATGGAAACCCTGAATCTCATGGCTCCCTTCCTAAAGAATATCAAGCAGGCATTCGCGGACGCGGGAATCGACATGGGGGGGCCGCTGGGGGATATTGTCGATCGGGCGATGAAAGCTGGCTTACTCGGGGAAACGGATATCCCGAAGATTTTACGAGAAGGATTTAGGGACTTAAATGAACGGACAAAAGAAGTTCGAGACGCCATTATGGGACGGTATCGCTATCCAGAGACCCCAGGGGGCGGTGGGGGCAGCGGGGGCGGGGGAGGCGAAGGCGAGGGCGGCGGTGGGG